CCATTGTAATAACCAACCGAATTAATGACTGTTCCAGCATTGCCTTGATTGGCTTGGCTGACATTAGGCAAATCCAACTGAATTTGTGTGCCACTCATGCCATTCCAAGCCCCATAGTAGACTTTATAGCTAATGGGGAATATGGACATACCAAGATAGTCCTCGATGGCCATACGGGTCGCTAATTCAAGCCCAGTAAGGTAATCATCTTGGCTGGTATCGCCAAACAAGTTTAGCTGTTGGGTGATCTGATCCAAAGTAAGCCATTGCGTTTGCAAATCACGGCTTGTTTGCTCTATCTTTTCATAGCTAAAGGGGTTACGGGCTGTACCTAAATACGGCCCGTTTGTATAACTATCTAATGGCATATTGGCCTTATGATTCTAAACGGACACCAGCGAATACATCACGAATTGTAGAACATACCCGTTTTTCAGCATACAGGGTTACTGTACCTGGCTGAGTTTGCTCTAAACGCTGGATGCTAAATTCTTCGTGATCCACGATAGTTACAAACTTATCCCAGTTTGCCAAATAGATTGGGAAATTGCCACTACCAACCACTTGCATATATGGGTTAGGAATGACTGGGAAACCAAATACATGAGCCACAGCACCGCCATCGGAATCGCCAACTTCAACAAATAATGGCTGGCCAGTAGAACTGGTTAATTCACGCAATGCCAAAATGGTATTTGGGTGCATATGCCATGAAGTGCCTGGCAAACTCCAGTATTGGGCTGGTAATGCAGATGCTAGGGATGCAATATCGTTATAAACGATTGTGCCGCCAGTAGCGGTGCTAACAGTTTTAACTGTATGCAAACCGTTGGTTGCGCCAGAACCGCTTGTGCCAAATGCGGCTGTTGAGCCACTTGGATAGTAATTTAAACCACGCAAACCGTTGGTTGCGCCAGTTGATGTAGTGCCAGAACCAGCTTGATCATTATTTTGGATCATTGACAATGCTTCTTGTTGGCTAAATTCCAACATTAAATCGCCAACAACGGCTGGATCAAGGTTGTTAATGTCATCCATTGCGGCAGTACGGATTGGCAATTGCGCTGTAATGGCTTGTAAAGGTAATTGCCAGAATGATGTAGCAATGTTTGGAGTACCAGTATTTACATTAACTGGATAACCCCAGGGATTTGTAGGATTGGTTGCGTTACCCGTTTTAACAACAAACGCTTCATTAGAACCAATCGTAGTAATTTCTCGGCTTGCCATACGCAATGGGTTAGCCATACGCAATGATGCAAACGCATCATCATAAATAACACGACCACCAACCCCAGAACCCGAACCAGTAAGGGCTGATGCTTCTTTTAAGTTTACCTTTACCGAATCACCGTTTTTATCGGTAAGTGCGGATTTGATTGCTTCTAGGATTAGTTCATTTTTCATATATAGTCCAAAAGATTAGGGTGGGGGCGGCTTTTGACCGCCCCGCCTTTACTACATTATTACGCTGTTGCTGTTCCAGTAGAACGGTAAGCGATGATAGCAAGTGGGTCTACATTTGATGTAGCCAAACGCTTCTCACCGAAGAAGGTGATGTAACCAGGCAATGTCTGGTCATATCTACGCAATACCATATTCAAACGATCAACAATGGTGTGGCCACGCTGGAAATCACCAAAATACATTGGGAATAAATTAGCGGCTGTATTACCAGAGAATTCGCTTGGATTGTCTACATACTTATTAACTACAACATCAAAGCCAAGCATACGGCCTACGATGCCATCAGCATCGCCTGGGTGCATCCGTTCAAAAATTGGTGTGCCGTTAGCATCTTTCAAGCCACGAATTTGTGCCAAGAAGATTGGGTTTACCAAGAATTTAGCGGTTGGAGTCCAGTATTGTTGTGGCAGATTGTAGATGAAGTTAATGATGTCTTGATAAGTTACATTAGCCGCACCAACAACATTGCCGTTAGTAGTAATCTGGTCATAAACAGCCAAGCTGTTCAAACCGTTGCTAGTAGCAACACCAGAAGTACCGAAAGCACCAACAGTAATTGTACCGCCAGTATAAGTGCCATTAGCACCATAGTTAGCGTATTGATTCAAACCACGCAAACCTTGTGTTCCACCGTATGTATTTGGGGAATCGGTTTGATCGTTGTTCTTAATCATGGACAAGCCTTCTTGCTGGCTAAATTCCATCAACATATCATCAACCACATTGGCTTCTAAACCATCGATGTCATCAAGAGCCGCAGTACGGATTGGGAACTGGACATTCAAATCTTGTAACACTAATTGCCAAATGTTAGTAGATTCAGTTGTTGGGTTTGGGCCACTTGAAGTGTTGTTATTGATTGGATAACCCCAAAAACTTCCAGAATTGCCCGTTTTTGCTCTAAATTGATATGTAGAACCATCAGTAGTTACATTACGGGAAAGACCACGCATAGGGTTAATCAAACGCAATGTGTGGAATACAGGATCATAGGCTGTACGACCACCGATGTTGTAACCGCCACCAGTCAAAGATGAACTCTCGGTTAAGTATGCTTGATATTGTGATTCATCTTCAAACATCTTGAGTTCTTTTTCCATTGAACCTTTTTTAGCAAACTTTTTGAGTTGCTCACGAACCATACGGTTTACATCTTCTTTAACCGATTTGGCTGGCTTGATGATGGAAGGTGCAGAATTGATTTCTGAAACACGGGCTTCGATAGTAGCCAATTTTTCAGCCATTTCAGCTTTAACAGCTTCAACAGCCGCTACAGCTTCAGTTTTTACTTCTTGAATCTTAGATTCATTTGATGCTTCGATAGCATCTAATTTTTCAATGATTTGTTGGGACATGATTTTTCCTTATTTAATGCGCTTAGATAATGCTTTCAGCAAATCCCGTTCTTCTAATGCCTTTAGGATTGCATCGGCTTCGTTTACCACCGCTTCAAGATCGCCTTGTTGTGGGGCTTCCTTAACTTCAACCTGAACAGCATCACGCCCTTCAAGCATCTTTTTAAGGATTGAAGATGCGGTGGTCGCATCTTTACGGGACAACCCAGCTTCACGCAAGGTTTTCTCGATATTTCTTGGATTTGGATGCCCTTCAGCATCAAAATACTCTAACTTTTGAATTTCTGCGGCTGGATTATTTGGGTACATAACCACAGACACTTCACGCAAACCGCCTTTGGTAATTTGAAAATAGGCTTCTTCGTCATCATCGTTATCGTCATCCATTGGGTTGCCATCGCAGTCTACATAACAGGCTTCGTCTGCATATGCACCAACTGATACGCCACCAAACAGATTTGGGGATGATTTAAGAACTTCGTAAAGATCAGAACCAGCAGAAGTGTTCATAAAAAGGTTGCCTTTTGCAACCATTCCATCTTTATCAAAATTAAATTCTGTCCATTGACCGACTGGCATACCCATGTCGTTATGGTTCAAAAACATTGGAAGGGGTTTGCCTTCGGATTTGAATTGTTCAGCCCATTCGGAAAAACCTTCTGGCTGGTAGTTAAATTTTCTACCGTCTGCGCCTTCCCGTGTTCCCCATGTAGTTACACGGGCTTGCATTGCACCGCTAGGAGTTTGGGATTCTTTGCCTGATTTTTCTAGGCTTAGTTGTGCTTCGCAAACTAGGGTTAGATTCTGATTCATTGATTATCCCATTCTTAATCGAAAGATTTATGTCGTATATTATATGGGATTTTTTAGATTTTACTGGTAGTTTAACACTATTAGTTTTAATCTGCGAATCAAGTTTTATCATGTTTTACCAATATTCATTTTCTTGGTTTGATTGCCGCCACCGCCACCAGTATCTTGTGGTGAAGTGCCAGGAATGATTTTAGCAGTCTTGGTTGTTACTGGAATATCTGTTGATGATATTTTTTGCGTATTAACGCCTAATAATTCATCGCCACCATCAATTTGAGCAATGTTTAAATATTGGCGGGCTTCGTTTGGTGTCAAAATGCCACCAGCAACGCCAGCATTAACAAAGTTCATTTGATCTAATGCCGCACCCTTCAAGAAATCCTTAGTATCAAAACGAATGGCAAGGTTTGGATAACCTTTTAATAATCCCATTTTAAATTTTTGCTCAATATTAATAATCATTGGGTACATTGTGGTTTTATAGAATTCATCCAACAATGTTTGAGTATTATTATATTTGCCCATTTCTAAACCTAGCAATTGTGCTGGTACACCAAATAGGGCGCATATGCGTTTAGTAGTTTGGTCTTTTAATTTGCTGGCTTCCGCATCTTGCAAAGTAAGCATATGAACAGGGGTGTAAGTCATGCCCTGATCTAGCAACATACCCTGACCAGGCTTGCTTAAATCGGTTGGTCGGCTACCAGTCATGCTTGACCATGCTTCTTTCAGTCTGGCCGCAATTTCTTTAAACTTGGTATCTGGAATAACCTGAGTTGTGCTAAAAATTCCCGATGGTTTTGCACCGTTTTGCATGACATAGTTGGCATACAAATCAATGTCGGTATCAAGGGCCACTAATTCCGTTGCCAAAATACCTTTATTAAAACCAGCAGAACCTTGCCACGGGGCTTCCGTGCAATGGATTACTTGATAAGATGCCAATGGCTCATCTTTGTTAAACCCGTATGTTGGGGTCGATACCCGATAGGTTGGATAACGGGCTGGGCTGGCTTGAACCGTGATTAGCGTTGAATCAAGGTTATAAAGTTCAATTGGCGTTTGATTTGGGTCTTTTTGGTCTTTGCGATACAGCAATGTGAACACTTCACCAGCCAAACAATACCACATTACCCATTGATACCAAAACTCATATTGGTTTTGAAAATTATTGGGCTGGGATAATAGGTTTAATACTTGTTTTGCTTTGGCTTTATCTCTTGTGCCAACATTAGTTGATTTCAAAGCATCTTCAAAATCACCATCATCTGTTTGATATTTAATACTAATAGAACATTGAGCCAATGCTCTGGCAATAATATTAACGCATGACATTACCGTGCTGTTTCGGCTTAAAACCGACATATCCACAATACGGCCCGCATTGGTGGCCGATGCTGTGGTTACATACAGTAATTGGAAATTTGCGCCTTGCTGACCGCCTTGATTCTGTCTAAGAATCTGGTTGCCCAGCATTGTTTGTCCAAATAAAGTGTTATTTTCACTTAAATTTGGCGTTTCACCATTGGGTAAGTTGTATTTATTCTTATTAAAAATGTCTAACATTCCCATGATTTCCTCGCAATTTCTAACGATTATATATCAAAAACTTCTGAAACCAAACGAATTTGATACATATGGATTATCTAATGAACAATGTGCGGCAATAATCATGGCAATGATGCCGTCTACCTTAGCTGATTTATCCGCTTCGTTTTTGCGAACCTTTATATTGCCATTAACATCTTCATAAACTTCACAATTACCTAATTGCCAACCAACAAACGGATTGCCATTATGTTTAATCTGTTTATTCAATATTAACTTTTCGACATATTTGGAAGGATTATTCATTACCGCCATACCTTGACCGACTTTTTTTACGGGGATTCCAGCATCGTGCAACCTGGCAACTAAGCTGGCCGCATTATAGGCATCGTAGCCAACTTCCTTAACATTATACTTTTCGCACTTTTGTATAATATAGTCCGATATTTCCCGATCATCCATTACATT